TTTTCGTTCGATGGCGTATACCAGTCCGGCCTGCTGCATTAGCCACACATGGTAGGCAATTTGCTCGTCGGAATAATCGTCAAGTGTTGGATTGGCAGTCAGATAACCTTGCGGCTGTTCGATGGCCCAAAGCAAGATTTTTCTTATCAATGACATGTCTCGTTTCATGTTTTTTTATTTTTTGAAGGTGCCCAGAATGATGAACTTTATTTTCTGCTTGTATTTCAAGAATCTTTTCTTTCTACCATAGGTTGAGGGATGACGGGTTCTTGTTGATTGTTATTCATGATGGAGGGGATGGGGTTGCTGGATTCAGTCAATGGTTCGCCGCAGTAGCGGCATTTAATTGCCTCCAGCTTGACCAGCTCGGCGCAGTGAGGGCATTTTTTTGACTCGCCGGAATTCATGAGGGATTTCTCCAAGACCGCTACATTTTTGTTGGCGACAAGGGCCAGTATCAAACCGAACGGGCCAATCAGCGTGCCGATCAGGAACCAGTTAAATTTGCTGCGCCCTTTATTGCCTGCGATAACGGCGCAAATGATCCCGAATAGCAGCCAAAGAAACAAGAACTCCATTTTTTCTCCTTTTGGTTTTTAATTAAAAATTACTTTTGATTAGGTACAGCTTAGCTTGCATTTTTTTGTCTTCTTTTTTTACGCCATTCCCAGGGCGGAGTTCGTTCAGATTCGGGCAGACTCCATAGACCAACGCGCTTTTTTCTCGCCTGATCTTCGAGAAGGAAAAGTTTTTTGTCTTTGGCATATTGCCGATATACCCAAGCGGAACCGCGCCGGACAAGCTCTGCGTTTACGTCCACACTACCTACATAAACACGACCAACAACGCGCTTGTATCGGTCCGTGCTCTGAGCTTTAACAACAGCCGTTTTATTAAAAGCTAATTTGGATAATTCTTGCTTTGAACGCGTTCCGTAAGGCTGTTTTGATTCTGGCGTATCGATTTCAGCCAGTCGCACTTTGATTTGACGTTTACTCGAATCAAGAATTGTCAGGGTGTCCCCATCGGATATGGCTACAACTCGACCAATATATTCCTGAGCATAAACAGGTGATGCTAATGCCAGTAGAATCAGGGTGGAAAAGATTGCTTGGCTTGGCCATAACATCTTTATTTTCCATAATCCAGTGCGTGCCTGACAGTCCACAGCTTAACCCCTTTGTAGACAAATCCTGTGGTGCGGCCAAACATCCCGGGGGATTCCGTTACGGTTACTCTCAGTCCTTCATTGACAATAAAACACTTTTTGGAATCTATGTGGCTTTCAAAGCTGGCCCTATCTTTTGCTGCAACGAAGCTAACCATGTCTTCTAGCCACTCTTTCGAAAAACAGACAGCATGCCCGCCTTTGGTGACCCCAGACATTGCATAAACATCGATGGAGAGTAAGCACAGAACTACGAGAAAAGTTAGCTTTTTCATTTTATAGAAGTGTCCATTTGCACGAGACTACGCCGCATATAGTGGCATCGTCTTTTAATTCAATGATCTGTTCCGGCCATGCCGGATTTATTGCTTTTAGGTATTTCTTGTCACCATCAATGATTAACATTTTGAATGTGGCTTCTGTTTGATTATTAATGTGTGCAACGACGAAGCTTTCATTTATAGGCTGTCTATCCGGGTCGACAAGAATAATGTCATTCTGACTGAACGAATATTTCCCTTGGGGATTGTACATAGATATTCCTCTTACACGCAGGCAAAAAGCCCGAGGGCCATGCTTTGCGGGGCATTGAATCCAGTCTTCCGCATCATTGTCATCGAAACCTTGTGTCGTATCAGTCCAATGACCCGCTTGTATCCATGATAACAACGGCACCTCTCCTCGATCTCTTTTGTGTGCTGCAGACATCTTTGATGGGTCAATGATCATGTTGCCATGCCCCGTTTCTAACCATGATGCAGCACAACCGATAGCAGCTTCGGCCTTAATCATGCCGTCTTTGGATATGCCTCTGTTTTCCCAGTTGTTAATTGTATAGGAACTAACATTAAGTAATTTTGCAACAGATGATTTATGACCATGTTCATCTATTGCTATTCCTTTGAGAGTTTTGGCTGCGTAGTAGAGACGTTCCATTGACTTATGCATACCGCCAATTATCAGCGAATTAAACAAATTGTTGTTATACGCTGTGTTTGACATAATATTAGACATAGTGTTTAATATCTCTTATGAAAGATAGTGAATTAATTAAACGTTTAGGTGGCCCTGCGAAGTTAGCAAGATTGCTTGGCTATGATGGGGATGATGGCACGAGGCGTGTATTCAATTGGATACGAAGAGGAATCCCTGCGAAAGTGCGTCTCCAGAATCAGCATATCTTCGATAAATGTCTGGTAAAGAAAACAGATGAAAACGAGATTGATGAGCGCGACTCAATAAACCGTCGCACCCATACGCGTCGCCGTTGGTATCGCCGGAGAGCAGAGCGGCGCGATGGCGACCGCAGGAAGTAAAAATCAGTTTTGATGTGCATGAAACGATTATTGACAATAACCGCCGTTTTAGAAACGGAAATAGAAGAGGAAATTTTCAATGACGCATCGATATAACGCGATGAATCCGGGCGATGCCCTTTACATGGCGGCGAGAAGCTACCCGGGAGGGATTGAGGCGCTGGCCGCGCGCATGGGCATGAAGCCCGGAGTGCTTTACAAGAAATTGTGCACCAAAGTGGATTCGCATCATGTGAATTTTGTCGAGGCGTCGGTGATTATCGATTTTCTCACCGAGGCCGGCAAGCATGAGCTGGTGGAGCTCGTGATCAATAGCTTCTGCTGGCGGCATGACCGCGTCTCATTCGAGTTGCCTGACCAGCCAGCGTCAGATGATCAGTTGTTTGAGCAGGTGCTCGTAATAATGAGCAATCAAGGTGTCCTGGCCGATGGATTGCGCAATGCGCTGTCTGATGCGCGGATTTCGGACAGTGAGCTTTATCAGTTCGAGCGTGATTTTCAAACCTGCCTGCTGGCACTGGTCAAGCTAAGACAATCGATACAGGACAAGCATGAGGATGGCAAGCGCTAGGTTTCCCCTTGTAGTTGTGATACCCGGAGCCGTCTCGGGGAAAAGATGGCTAAAGCCTGTATGAAGGATTCAGGCGGTTGTTGGTAACTCCTTTAAATTTGCGGTTCCCCCGCCTGCATGCGGTGAGTGTTGCATGTTGGCGGGTTTTTATTGAGAGGGTGATGGGTGTAAAGGGTGGCCTATGCGATTAAAAAATAAACTGAATTTCAAGGCGGTTGCCTCTGCTGCACTGAATCGAGCGCAGATGCTGGTCTCTCAGTGGCTGCCTGGCGGGGAATCGTCAGGCTATGAATACAAGGCATTGAATCCAACGCGGGGCGATCGCTCCAAGGGGTCGTTTTCGGTTAATTTGCGCTCTGGACTGTGGTCTGATTTTGCGACAGGCGAATCAGGCGGCGATCTGGTCAGCCTGTATGCCTATATTCACGGGTTATCGCAGCTGGATGCGGCCAAGGATGTGGCGGAGCAGGTTGGCATTGCCATGAGTGATTCTGATGGTCAGAGCACTCATAGCAATGTCATCCCGTTGAAAAGGGATGAGGCGGTCAATGACAAGCCCGGGAGAAAATCTCCCTGGATTCCCGTTTTGCCTGCGCCGGATGATGCGGGGGCTTGTCCCGTGGCGCATCCGGTGCTCGGGCGATCGCAAATGCACTGGGACTATTTTAATGCCGAAGGAAAATTGCTCGGCGTGGTGCACCGTTTTGTAACGTCCGACGGCGGCAAAGAAGTGCTGCCGTGCTGTTTTGCGCAACATGACGGGAACGGCAAGCGCGAATGGCGCTGGCTGGCGTTTCCTGAGCCGCGCCCGTTGTATGGTCTTTATGAGCTGGCAAAATCGACTGATAAGCCGGTGTTATTGGTCGAGGGCGAGAAGTGCGCCGATGCGGCGCATGATCTGCTTAAAAATGAATTTGTCTGCATCTCCTGGCCCGGCGGGTCTAAGGCGATCCAAAAAATAGACTGGATGCCGTTGCAAGGTCGGATCATTTATGCCTGGGCGGATTGCGATGCGAAGTCTGATAAGGCAGGCGAGCTGCTGCCGGAGCATAAACAGCCCGGTATGGCGGCCATGCTCAAGATACGCGATATTCTCAACGACCCGGATCGATTCCACTTGGTGGACATTCCTGCGCCAGGCGATAAGCCTGATGGCTGGGATATCGCTGATGCGATTCAGGGTGGATCGACGGCTAGCGATCTCAAGCAGATTATTTTCAATACACGCAAAGCCGCGCGCATTAAAAAAATCAGTCAGCCGCCATCTTCGGGTGGCGGGGACGACGGTCCGCCCTGGTCGCCGCGCGATCTGGTTTGGGATGGCAAAAAACCCTCGGTCTGTTTATCCAATGTTTATGACATCCTCGAGCATGACATAAGTTGGCGTGGCGTGCTCGCGTTCGACGAATTTTCCCATCGCACTATGAAACTTAGGCCGCCGCCGTTTGTGGGCGGATGCCTGGGCGAGTGGACGTCTGATGATGATGTCCAGGCCTCGATGTGGATCACGCGCAAATATGGCTTTGCGCCCAAGGAAAACATGGTGGCGCTGGCGGTTGAGGCGTTAGCCAAGTTTCATGGATACAACCCAGTCAAGGACTATTTGCGGTCTGTTAAATGGGATGGCGTGCCGAGGCTGGACGACTGGATTTCTGATTACATTGGGGCAACCAAGAGCGAGTACGTGTGGCGCGTGTCCAGGTGGTTTCTGGTGGGTATGGTGGCGCGTGCGATGAAGCCGGGCGTCAAATTCGATTATTGCCTGGTGCTCGAAGGCGAGCAAGGGCGCGGAAAATCGGCTGCGCTGCGCGTGCTGGGCGGGGAGTGGTTCGGCGATACCGACCTTGATCTGCATAGTAAGGACAGTATGTCCGCGTTGCGCGGCAAGTGGCTGTATGAGATCGCGGAGCTTGGCTCGCTGGCGAGATCGGAAGCGACGCGCCAGAAGTCATTTTTCTCGCGAGAGATCGACGAGTTCCGACCTGTTTATGGATCGCGCGAGATCCGTTGCCCGCGCCAGCTCGTGTTCGGTGGAACCACCAATGAGTGGGAATGGAATAAGGACACCACGGGCGGGCGCAGGTTTTGGCCGGTCGAGTGTCATGGCGAAATTAATCTTTCCGGATTGGCTGAGGCGAGAGACCAGTTGTTTGCCGAGGCGTACCAGATTTACATGTCCGGCGAGCGGTTCTGGCCAACGACAGAGGAGCAGCAGCAGATATTCAATCCTGAGCAATTCAAGCGGGGCGCTTCGGATAGTTATCTGGATTTGATCGAAGTTTGGGTCAAGGAGCAATACAAAGAGTTCTGCATTGCAGATGTTGCAATGCTGTGCTTGAAGATCGACGCAGCGAGGTTGACGAGGGATATACAAACGAGGATTGGGAGCGCATTGCGGCAGTTGGGCTGCAAGCGCATAGAGAAACGGACGCACGCAAAAACCCGGTATTGGTATAAGGCCCCCACAGAAATGGGCTCAGATCGGAATCCGGAGCGTGGTGACGAAGAGAAAGTCGATAATGGCATCGAATTTTGACGTCGCGTGTAAAAAACACCTTCCTAACCTTCCTAACCTCACGGAAAGGTTAGGAATACTAAAACCCGCATGGATAGGGCTTCTTCCTAACCTTCCTAACCTTCCTAACCTCGCCGCGCGCGCACACGTACGCACACACGCGCGTATACGCGCGTGTAGGATGTTTTACGTTATTTATACATACATCAGGTTAGGAAGGTTAGGAAGGTTAGGAAGAGCAAGC